AGCTAGCTTGATAGCTTCTTTGCGAGCATCACCATCAAGAGCCACAACGATTCGAGAGAATCCTGCATCCTCTATCATTCGACACTGATTATCAGAAACGGCCTTTCCAAAGGTTGCTACCGCATTCGGACCAGCAGCAATCGCAGAGAACACACCCTCTGTAATGATTACTGTATCATACTGTCTGGCTTGCTGCAAGCCAAACACATAGTCCACCTTTGATACGCCGACTGGATTCAGGTATTTCTGCTCGTGATCCATGTAGGTTCTAGCAACCCAATACACTACCTTATTGTCATGTAAGGTAGGAATGAATACTCGTCCGACATACTTACCTTCAGTTGCCGCAACGATCCCGTAGTATGCAATCAACTCAGGAGACAGCCCACGACCTCCCTGTTCCTTAGGAGATGTAAGATAGTACCAGGCGTCTTGAACATAGGCAGGATGCGCAACAGCACAAGGATATCCAATCTCCTGTGTGTTGTCTGTTGTAGCCTTAGACTCCTGAGACTTACCCTCATGGAACAAACTCATGTTTCTTGCTACTTCCACCCAGTCAGCAAGACGAGTTACAGACTGAATACCAAGAACTGTGAATAGGTAGCTAAGCGGTCCTTTCCAGCCGCAACGGAAGCAGTTGAACTTCTCTCGTCTAGAATTGACAAACAAGTGACCTGTAGTGTCTCGACTCTTACCTTTCGTATGGCAAGTAGGGCAACGAAAACGAAGCTCATTACCAGGAGCCGGGAAGTCATCACCTAGTTTGTCGCGCAGCGAAGAACGAAGAGAGTCCTGATTCATGACTGAGAGGTGCACTCCCTGATAGTTGCCTTTTCAAGCTCTGCAATACACTTGATACGCATACCAACGCCCGGACCTCTACGATTCTTTAGAATCTTGAGAATGAACTTGTCACGATCCAGGATGATCGTGATAACAAACTCAGCCTTATCAATCTTCTGCATGGATCTGCCAGTGGTATGCAGTGAAGGATCGCCTTCGTAGCCCTGTCGATTTACCTGCGAGGCAGTCCAAACAGGGCACTGATAGTCTACCGCAATCGAAAGAAGATCAGATGCAATCTTACCGTAGCCATTGTAGTCATCGTCATCCTTGGTAGGAGCTACAGGCATTTCGTCCATGTAGTCGACAAAGATAGCTTGAGGTTTCCATCCTTCCAATGTCTCAATCTTCATGAGAATGGCACGAAGATTAGCAGGAGTGGCGTCAGCGGGTTTGACATAAATAACCCGACAGTTTCGTTGATCCAGGATGAACTTGATTTCACCGATCTTCTGTCGATATGCCAGATCACCTGACTGAACTTGTTCAATGGTGCACCCAGTAAGGCACGCAGCCATACGGCTGGCAACCTCTGGCTCCTTCATCTCGAAAGTGAAGTAGATGGTTCTCTTGCCTGCTCGGAAGGCGGCAGCAGCAAGGTTGACAAGAACCATGCTCTTTCCTCGGTTTGAGGGAGCAATCACAAATGCTAGCTCACCACCACCCAAACCTCCTTTCAGACATTTGTCAATGATAGGGTAGCCAGTTAGAACTCGCTTGTCAATGGAAGCTAAGTCATGTGTCGCACACAATGACTGCATATCCTGCATCACAGTGGATAGCGAGATACCTAGGTTCTTTGTAGACCCAACGGTCAGAGCCTTTTGGATCTTCTGCTCAATAGACTCTAGTTTGGCTTTCTCGTCACCTCGATCGTAGTCATCCACTACAGCAATGGATTCAAGCATCGCACCCTTCAATGCCTGAATCTTACCAAACTGTGAAACCTGATCCTTTACATGCTTGATGTCGGCTGTTTGGAGAGGGTAAGTGTAGATCGTATGCAGATGCTCAATCAGCCTATCGCGATCCTTAGTATCCCAGCCAAGCCTAGATGCACGATCATGCAAACCTTGCAGAAGCACGTCACGACTAGGCTTCTGCATGTAGCGATCATAGAACTCAACCAGCATCCTGACAATTTCTTGCTCCGCGTAGGATACAAAAAACTCAGGACGAATAGCATCGCGAGCCTCACCCAGAAGAACAGGATCCTGGAGAAGACAAGCAACAACCAACGTCTGAAATTGCTCGGTAAACTTGTATTTCATCAGATTGCGGCGATTGCCCTGTCAATGGGAAGCATCCGACAATCAAACCCAAGCAACCCGTAGATACGGCGACGAGTTGCAGATTGTGTCTTCAAGACACCATGAGTCTCGTCGGCAAAGTCAAAAACGATAGCGCGAGTCTTGCCAGCGGTGGCTGTCAAAGGACGGAAAATTCGCTGCGTAGTAACTTGATCTGCCTTTCCTCCTGTTGCCAGAATCAAAGAATCGATATGTGGGAAGTCCACACCTTCGTCTGCAATCTGAGTGGCAATCAGAGCATTGCCATGACCCTGCATCATCTTTTGGTATGCATCGACAACAGATCCAGATCCTACCTCTACACTGCTGCCAGTGTATTCCATAATCATCTTACCTCCCTTGGCAAACAAAGGAGTAAGACCTGCATCGTGAAGTCTAGTCAGTAATCGCTCACCATGAGCAACATACTTAACCAAGATTAGTGGTCGATAGCCCTTGGCAATCAGCCCACAAGCAAGAGCACAGATATCGGCATCCCTCTCCTGAGATTCAGCAACTCCGGTAGTGTAAACCTTGTGCCAGTCAGTTCCAGGAATATGACGAATATCAGGTGAAGTTCGCTTGACCTGAATGATGTTCACAGAGACCATCAGACCTAGCTCACGAAGCTGATCTAAGGTCACTGAGTAGATAGGAGGACCAAACAAACCACAAAGTCTCCAAGTATCTTCGTTAAACTTCCTAGATTCCAAGTCCACCAAAGAGTATGGCGTTCCTGAGTATCCAATACGCCAGGAGGCCGGACTATTCAAGGCTGCTCGATAGTAGGTTTCAGCAGAGGCATGATGGCAATTATGCACAAGAATTCCGTCTACAAAGTAGTTGTTGTTTCCTTCAACCTCAAAATTGTAGACGTAACCGTCTGCACACACTCCTGAATCTTTTCGTCCACATCCCAGTTCCAAAACCTCAACACAGTCCACCCCAACGCATTCAATATGGATGTCTTCCGAGCATCTAGAAACTTCCATTTCCGGGTTTTGTGGGAGCTTCCATCGACCTCTATGGCCAACTTCATTTCCGGTATAGCAATATCTACCTTGAAGCAGTTCGGAACTGATTCGAACTTGTCCGCTACAGATGCAGTTTGGATAGAATACTCCATCAAACTCATGTCCAAAGACAGTGCTAGGCATAGGGCCAACTGCTGCTTGGTCAATTGCCCATTTCCGCCACGAGATAAAAAAGTCTGACCCTTCCTCTGAGCAGATATGCGCTCCCTTGCACCCGGAAGCCATGACGGATTGTTTTCCTGCATTCTCTTTGATGCATACTTTCGGTTCGTACGAGCCATGGTTTCGGAAGATCTTTTCGATATCGCAGTCTTCTTGCAAGCGTCTGAACAATATACCCTTCCACGCCTCACCATCGCAAGCTGATTCCTCCCAGCACATGTTACCGAAGATCCACACACTAGGCATGTTGATACCACTGACTTCCGTCTTTTCCGAAAGCCTTCTCGAACACATGTCCGAGAACAACATGGCTGCAATGGGTGTTTCGGAATAAACTCTACACCACACTCCCTGCACTTCTTCATTACGTAAAAGTTTGTCTTGGCTAGTTAGATCACGAGCAGCAACATAGCTACTCCGACTGTAACTATAAAACGGATGATTAGGCGTGCATATGATGCTTTCGCCACTCATCATGCGAACAACTAGAAGTTCTTTTGGAGACTTGTTCTTGAAAGTACGAACAACCCTCTTAAGCTCAATTAGTCCAGTTGTGTGATTATATGACCTAACAAGATCTCCTGCTTTAATTGATTCAATACGACGACCGTCGACAAGAGTACCGGCAGGGAAGCACTCGTCTATCTGCATTAACTGCAAAGAGTTAAGCCATTCTTGCATCTTCGTATCCGATAGACCACGATGCACAGTCTGCAACATTGCAATGGTATGTTGCTTGTGAAAGTCTTTGGTTGATCCTTGGACAACCCCAGGATCAAGACCCCACTTCTTCAGGTTATCGAAATGCTGCTGAACAAGAGCCTGCTTCTCCACAAAGATCACGCTCTTTCGGTTAAGCGTCTTAGCAAGCGCAGCCTGAATTAGAGTCTTACCAGACCTAGGAGGAGCAGTAATAACTCCCCGATTCTGAAGCATCGCAATACGAACAGCCTCAATCTGGTAAGGCCGTAGTGTCATCCCGTCGCAAACATCAGGATCGATAGGTAGGGAATCTCTCTGGATCTGATGAACATATTCAATCTGAGGAGAGAATCCTTGTCGGTTGAGAGAAGTCAAGACATGAGGAAGAAATCCAGTAGGGAACTTTTGCTGACCAGGATCAAGCCAGAACGACACCATCCCACTCCAGTAAGGATTCTCTACCTGCTGCTTAGAAGGGTTAGTGTGCGGAAACTCTAGGGTAGATATCCAGGCTGCTCTCTCGCGATCAGAGCCGAAGTCTACACCTAGGCAAATGTTCGGCTTTACCAGAATTCTCATCGGCTGGAAGTGTAGCAGAAGGACAGGGATAAGTCAACGACGCAGAATTTTCGAGAAGCAAGGTTGACGAGAGAAACTAATCTGCTAGAGTCTGGGCATGGAAACCAAGGTCACTCGCACGCGCATCATCGGAACGAAGGTGGATGTCTTCACCGCATGGATCAAGGAAGCAAGCTACGAAGGGAGCTGCACCATGACCCATGACGACGAGGGTGTTCGATGGACGCAAATCGGTACCGATCCGCGCAAGAAGGAGACCTGGAAGAACCTGAAGGGTGAAGCACGAGCTGAAGCAGTTCTTGCAGACTACGAAGAGCGGACGGAACTTGCCCACAGGCTTATTCGCGAAGCGCACCCAGATCTGCACCTAGTTTGTGCAGGAAGCACGATGGAGCTTTACAACTGAGATTCAACCTGTAGAGTAGAAACACAAGCCATGAAGATTTTTCTCGACGACGCCCGTATCCCGCCTCCTGCTGATGAAACCGGCCCCTGGGTCTGGTGCAAGGACATTCCTGATGTTCTTGCTCTGATCTATGCAGGCAAGCAGATTGACGTAATCTCGTTTGACCACGACCTGGGCGAACCGCGATCTGCCAATCCAGATCTTCAGCGACCGACCCCAACCGGGTATCAGCTTCTTCGATTCATCGAAGAGCGAATCGGGGCTGGAGTCTGGCCGTTTGACGAGACGTGCGAGAAGGTTCCTCATCTTCAGATCCACTCGGCTAACCCAGTTGGCAGAGAGAACATGGAGCGAGCCATTCGTTCCATCGATCGGCTGATTGGCCGAGATTCTGGAAACGTCATGATGAGCTACCAAGTAGGAGTTGAGCATACCAACTTCCTGATGGTGCATGACATCCTCGGAGCGGAGCCAGTAGAAGACGTTGAAGGTGACCTACTGGAGGACTGATGGAAATCCTTCGTCCCCTTCATGCCTGGGCTTGGGGAGACAGCCAAGCCTGGGCACTGGAAGTTATCGAGATCCTGAAAGAGAACGATATCAGCATTCCAGGAATCAGGGAGTTTAGGAACAAGATCGATGCGGGTCCACTAAGCTGTGAAGATATTGACTGGCTTCAAAATACAGCTAACGAGCTGCTGGACCCGCACGGAGTATGGTTACATCCAAGGCACGGACTAGTCTGCGATTAGACTAACAGTGCCTTGGCAATCACAGTAGCAACAGTCTGCTGGAAGAAGGACACAAGATTCAGCACAACAACTTGCCGAGTTCGATCAGCAAAATTGAGAAGAGCAGACTTTAGGTGCTTGAGATCCTTCTCTACATCCTGGCCAACAAGAGCCTGAGACGCCAGCATGCTAGACATGTAGACAATCTCAGCAACATCTTGCTTCATCTTTCCGTCAGAAACACCAGCATCAGACAGGATCTTGTCTGCAAGCTGCTGGAGAGGAGCAGGTAGACTACCCATCTCAGTGCCACCGAGCTAGAGTTAGAGGCATTCCAGGACCAGCCTGTCCAGGAGATCCCCACTTGGTTACGCCATGAGGATCGTTCATGCCGATTCCTCCCTGACCAGGAGCACCGGCACCACCTGACTTAGGCTCATCCAGCGAAGCTTGAGGCTGCGGCTGGGCAGCCTGCATCTGCCGCTTGATCTCAGTCTGTGATGCACGTTCCGGAAGAGCTGGCAGCCCTACACGGACACGCCACGAATCCACATTCTTCTGACGAGCTGCCTTCTGCATTACAGAAAGCTGTGAATCTGCTTCAACGTAGGCAGCATACTCCGGCGAGATTGAATCTGCCGTAGCAATCTCAGCTTCAGACGGAAGCTGGCAAGAGGCTAGGCTGAATAGCAGCACTAGCAAAGAAGTTAGGTGAGTCCACTTAGTTTTCATGACTAATCCTGTAGTGTAGCGAGGACGCGGCTGTTTGTCAAGCTTCGTCGTAGCTTTCCGAACACTTGCCGCGAAAGCAGGATGCAGCATCCCGCACCCCCTGCGCCAGAATGAAAGCAGAAATAGCGCAAGTAATCCAAGGCATGGCCTTTACGTCGATTGACAGAAAGGTATGAACAGGAGTCGACCAAAGAGCAACAAGCAACGCAATAACGCGAAACTTCTTACTCTGAAGCAGATCCATGACGTAGGACGCACTCATTGCGACCTTAGCTTGCGGAGGTAGAGCACTCATACCTCAGTATAACGTATGAGGTTCAACTTGGAGTTCGTCAATCATCTCGTCAGTGGTCATATGACGGCAAGTTAGAGACAGACCAGTAGGAGAAATGTCCATGGCGACGTAATGATATGCAGACGAACTAACAAAGATGCCAGGGGGTTCACTAGTGCTCCACTCCCATGCAGACACGGTATGCGCGGGGGCAATACCACCACAGGCCACATGATGAACCACAGATCCTTCATGATTCGGATAGGTGGATTGCATTGACCCCCTCTGGTATGAATGGCATCTTCCGTAAAGAACAATGTCCGCACCTGATTGTGCAACTAATGGCAAAAGATTCTTGAACAAGAATCGATCAGTTCCAGTCCCCTGGCCGTAAGATTTACTCTGGTCCCACAAAGTCACACGAGGGGGATCGCTAGCCAGGATAATTCGATACTTTGCAGATTTCCAATCTGAGCTATTGAACTCGTTTAGCGCCCAGTTCTTTTGAGAGCCATCAAATAGCCCAGTCCTTCCTCCAGTAGAAGTATCTAGTGCAACTACACGAGCAGGGCCAACAGAGGCTGCAAAGAAGGGCTTACCAGGGAAGCTGGATGGAATCATAATGTCTGATAACAGGCCAGCATCATTCGAGGACTTGGCTACAAGCATTGGCGAATCAACTAAGTAGTTGAATGATGCCTGATACCAAGCGTCCCAGTCTTCATAGGTGATGTCATCATAAGGAGCAACTAGCCCACCACAGCTAAAGTACCTATCTGTCCGTCCAAGCTTGTTGAGAGCGTAGCCAAGCCCAGGAGATGTAGATCCAAAGTAACCTTCAACTGAGTTGATGATTCCGATCCGCAGAGAGGATTCAGGACCATGAGTACGGAAAGAGGAAACAGTAGATGATCTGAACCCAGGACCGACAACACGAATAGAGAACAGAGAGTCAACGGGCAGGTTAGGAAGATAGACAGCATGATTCGCTAGTCGCCTCCCAAACGTAGACAGATTGGTAGTCTTAGCCGCAACAAATACAGGATCACTACCTGACAGCTCCAGCTCTACTCCATGTCCATGGTTCTCTAAGGAGTCGCTTTCCCACCAGATAATTCCATGGTCGTTAGCCAACCTGTAAGAAACAGGAGCCTTTGTGATGTTCATGCTTTCAGGTACTCCACACGAAGATCACTGTTCGCATCGCTAGTGATACGAATCTTATAGCCATCGTCCGTGAACAGATCGACAGAGTTTCCTGAGAAGGAAAGTCTATCATCAACTACTAAGTCAACTGGCGAAATCAGACTAACGAAGTCAGCATCGACGATGACGGCAGACTGAGTTTGCAGAATAGCTCGCAGCGGACCTAGCAACCCGTCTCGCCAGATCAGATCTTCGGATGGAAGCCACACAAACACATCCCCACCCGACCGGCTAAACTGGACCTGAAATCCCTTGGCGGATGGAGGATACTGTGACTGCACTACAGTCCCAGAAGATCCAGAAGCCACAGATACAGATCCATCAGTGGCCAGAATGTTCTTCTTCACAACGACATTGACAGGTCTCATTCTTCACCTAGGTAGGCAGTGTGACCGCAACGGCAGAACATATAGGATTGGTTACGCAGCTTGTCGAATCGCATGGACAGAGAGTTGTCCCGACACACAGGACACTGCATGACATAACCATCGCCAGAGTGGTTCAATCTTTCGCGAACGCTCTGCTCCTCAACAGCAACATCGAAAGCACCAGCCTGAACAGCAGATTCTCTCTCAAGCTTGCTCTTTGGAACAACGACCTCAAAGCAATCATCATCACGAAGAACCTCAATTGCTTCCTTGAGAATCTTTGTGCTGTTCTGAATCTTAGTCATCAAACCGTTGCTTTCGGCAAGCTCAGTCATCCTATGCATTTCAATACTATCAGGAGTGAGCCCTAGCGTCGGATCGCCACCTAGGAACATAGCTACCTCTGAGTCAGTCAGAGCAAGGAACTTTCTGAGAACCCAAGCAACCCAAGCCTGAATGTTAGGAATGACGCCTGTTGCAGGTAGAATCAAGCCAGTCTGCGGATCGGCTTGCTGCTGAATGCCCACAAGAGTCAGCATCTGTGAGACTAGCTGGATGCGTGCCTGATAGATCTCTACCTTGGCTTGCTCCTCAAGCTGGTTGATAGGAGACATCTTAACAGCAAACTTCATAATCATCCGACCTAGCTCATCGCGAGTGTCCATCCCCTTCTTAATCATATGTACTTCGCATAGCCAACGAACACCTTGCTTGAATGCTCGTTGAATCCTCTTGATGCTGCGCGCGAAACGAACGTCTTGACTTGCTAGTGTAGCCTTGGCATTAACGTCTTCCTCAAATCCCATGAATCCAGCAGGAATACGAAGGGATCCGAACAGCTTACGCCGGAAGTGGTCAACGTCGTTGATGTCTCCCTGAGGAGCACCGCCAGTCTGCCGCTCAACTCTAGTAGGATCTTCCTTGCCCATCACAGGCAAGAACAAATCTTCATCAGGAGTGCGAGGATTAAACTCCTGACGCATAGATGCACCAGGAGAGATAGCCAACTTCTTTCTTACCTCTTGCCGGAAATCATTGATTGTGCGCCATGCCTGAGTAGCAGTATTTCCGTTGGTATTGACATAGTAAACGTCACGATCAAAACTGCGTGCAAGACGATAAAGGACCAGCATGTCCTCTGTCATCTTGAGTTGCTGATATGCCCTTCTGCTGCCGAGCAGGATGGAATCCCCGTGCTTGGAATCTCTGTTAGTAGACTGCAATCGGAAGTGAACAAAATCCCAAGGATAGGAAACCTTCTGCTTTTCCTTGATAGTCTCCCAAACACAGTCTTCAGGAGCTAGGATCCCTGCTGCAAATCCCTGTAGCCGTCCTTCATGATCTTCGACTCTGGAAAGACGAGCAGGATGCACGAAGGATGTAGCCGTTACTCCAATGTTATCCGCAGTGATGATTCGCTCAAAGTCATCCCCATACTTGCACATGGTCCGGATGATTGAGAAAGCCTTATCATCCATACTTAGACGAGAAAGAAGATCAGTCAGCTCTGACTCCAGGTTACCATCTTCAGATTCGATCCAAACCACATGCTGAGTATCCGGATCTTGCTGTGTTGCTTCTTCAGCATACAAATGAAGCGCAGAATTGATTAGATCATAGGTATCCATCTCCTCAACCAGCGTGTAGACTGGTCCACGCTGCTGATTGAAAAGTATGGAGTTCTGGTAGAACTGGCTAGCTCGTCCACCATTATCGCCAATGTTGTAGACAGGATCCGTAATGATCTCACTGTCAAGACCAAACATCTTCCTGAGTCCGACAAACTTAGGAAGGATGGAATCCATCATTAGCTGGAATCCATTGTAGTCTGTCTGCGGGATAATTGCAGGTAGTCCGATGGACACTCTGGTCCTTGAAGACATCGTTGATACATCTTCAAGAGTCAGGTTCTTTGACTCCAGCAGCCGTGTAATCTGAGTTCTATTCATTGTTAATCCGGCCGGTAGTCATTACCCACAGCCCAGTGGCCAGTCTTTGACAATAAACGGCTCTTTGCAGTTTTCGCATCTTTTACAGACATACTAGCTTGCATAGACATCGCAGCAAGAGGGGAAACAGGGGGCGGTTCCACGTCTGGATCGACCATCATGCAATGCCTTACTACCCCACAAACAGCATCCGCAACGTCTTTAGCACCCTTAACAGGACTACCTGAAAGATCTTGCATCTTTGCAGGGTGATCCACTTTCCATTTCATGCGGCCCTGAGACACGATATCAAATCTCTGTAGATTTGCAGCCTCAGCCAAGAACTGAGGGTAGTCATAGTAGGAGATACGCTTTTCTGTGATAGCCTCTCGGAAGAATGCGTAAGGATGTCCTTCCTTTTCTTTTGCCACGTCGACAGACAGAACCTCAGTTACAAATCCGGCGCGAGCTAGCTGCTGAAGCATGTCGGTGGACTGGTAAGTATCCGCAGTCACTTTGGCAATCGGGAATCCATAGCTACGCAAAGCAAACAGGAAATCCCGAACCGCAGATAGGCGAATCTTGCTGCCTTTAGTCGGAATAATCCGCAGCATCATGTCAATGTAGATGTATGGAACTTTCACCTCCATGATATGACCATCAGGAGTAGTCTTGCGAATGGTGTCAAACCTCTCATTATGACCCATGGCAAATCCTAGCGCGTCGCCAGATACCGCCAAGTCGAGGTGCACAAATCTAGAGACACCTGGACGGATCTTTGGTTGATATGAGGACTGCTGAATGGAGAGAATGCTCTCAATGTCAAGATAGTCTTCAATAGCCTCATCATCCTCTAGACCGATATGAAACTCCATTTTTGTGAAAGGATGCTTTCTGGTCTTATCTACAGCATCAAAGATTCGATCTCTGCGAGGGATGAGTGGCGTCTGAGTATTGGTGGCTACGTTAGCCAAGTCACGAAGAGCACCGTTAATATCCTCACTGGAGGACAGCCGATGCTCCTCAGGAACTTTCATCGTCAAGGACTTATCCTTGATGTTCTCGTACTCGTGGTCAGCTAATATACGAGGATCCGACTGGGAGTCACCTACATACAGCCAGAATGTCTGGCCTGTGTATCTCCAAGGCTTAACCTCCCATCCGGTCTTCTCTACAACGAGCACACTGTCTGCATTTCCTCTACTCTTGATACGCTCAGACAAATAAGAATCTGCTGTAGCCTTTGAGGAGATTTGAATCAGAATTCCTGGAATGTCGCCACCGCGCATGAAGCGAGATTCCATACGACGAAGGGTAGAGTTGTATAGCTGCCAAGCCTGACCCTTCTCAGCCTCTATGTCATCCTTACCAGCAGCAGCCGCCTTCATGAAGTCTGTTTCGTCGATCAAAACACTGAATATATTCTGACCGATGGCATGAAGCGCAGTAGATCCGTAACCGACAGAGATAGAGTTAGGAAATCTCATATCTACCGTCTTCTTATGGTCGATAGGAAATACTTCCTTGAAGTAGGGAGACCTATCTACTGCCTGTCGAAAGTAATCAGCCGCGACATCCTGTGCCTTGTACTTGAAGATATTGTAAACACCGAAGATGATTGCGTGACCTGGAAGCAGTCCATAGAACTTCTGAGGATTGCGGAGACAGCTCAACCGATAGAGCTTGTAAATCAATGCCAATACTGCGCAACTCGACTTACCTGTTCCAATCGAGCTAGACAGAATCATCTCCCAATAAGTCTTACTAGGATTGAAGAGTTCTGCAAGCGTATCTGCCCAGGTCTCAAACACACCACCAGTGCGAGACTCATCATCCATGTTACGGACGATATCCATGGCAAGATAGTCTTTGTCGGTTAGAAATGTAATGACATCGACTGGCTTACGTACATAGTCAAGCTCCCACAATGAGTCAACAGTAGGGGTTAGACCTCCCTCAGACCGTAGCTCATTCAGGAGCGATATGGCTAGTTGTCTCTCACTCCCGGACAAGGAATCGAATAGCTTTCGATCCCCATGAGAGAACTCTTCTAGCAGTTTGTCAAGTAGCTGCTGTTGCTCGTTCAGATTCTCCTCATTTGAATGCGACCGTCAGCATCCTGCGTAAGATAGCCTGTGTTATCCTTACCTGAAGCAGCATCCCAGGTGATCGGAGATCGGTAAGGTGGAGCGTATGGAGGGGCAACCCACGGCTCAGAGTCAGGAAATGGACGATAGGGAGCAGGTGTGATAATAGGAGTAATCACAGGAACTGGAGTAAGAGGAATCTCTGGAAGTGGATGCCCAATAACAGGAGGCAATTTCTCAACTACCTTCTTTGAAGTCTGGTCCGAGATCCGATCAACCAGTAAATCAAGACGCTCTTCTACCGTCTTGTCACGCTGCCTCAAAGAATCACAAATCTCATCAACAACAGCAGAGAACTTACCGACACTCATTCCGACAGACAAGAGAGGCACGTCAGCGGAGAATGCATGGAAGATCTTACGAAGGGCCGACATGAAAGTCAGGAAAGAGGCACCATCAGGAATAGATTGGCGAAGCGTGTTAAGTGCCTCCGTCTCAGTGCCTGGATTGTTCTTGTCCTTGTAGCCAAGAATAAGAGATGTCAGAGCAGTCAAGATACTATCACGAGTTACGTCAGTCATTAGTAGTCTCCGAGTTCAAAATCGAGATCATCTTTTCGCTTACGCAATTCTTTCAACTTAGTTTTGACTTCTTCCTTCTCCCATGGAAAAGGAAGGTAAGCGTTGTATTTGTCGATCAGATTCATCACCTTAATACGCTCAGCAATCATGCCACAAATCTTCTCTTTGTTCTCGTTCTTGTAGGCATGAGAGCAGTAATAGGAGCAGAAAGTGAAGCGATTCAAGCCAACTAGGCTCTTTCCGCAATGTTTACAGTTTACGTGTTTACGAATCATCCGACAGTTTACTAGCTACAGTCAGCAAGACTCCTGCCTCATCAAACATTATCATTGTATGCTTGAGAGAGTCAGCCCACCTAGACATTAAATCATCCGGTGGGACCAAGGTAACTACCTTGGTGATCCCTGCCTGCACGACGATCTTAGCACAATCGCAGCAAGGTGCAAACGGAAAAACATAAAGAGTGCAACCAGCTAGATTTGTGCCAGCATTCAGAATAGCATTGATCTCGGCATGGATGATGTATTTATACTTCAGATCCCGGTTATCATATCGATCAGGAAGGTCATCCACCCCACTAGCAAATCCATTGTAGCCGATGCCAAGAACCTTGTTACCTCTGGCTACAACAGCACCGCACTGTGTCGAAGGGTCTTTAGACCACTTCGACACATGCTCGGCTAGTACCAGGAATCTGCGATCCCACTTAGGAATATCAGTTGTTGTAAACATTCCAGGCAGTCTTGCAGAAGTCTTCGCCGAGAACTAGGCTGTAATCCTGACCCCACTGAAGAGTGCAGCCAACTGCTGACATAGCAGACACCACACTAGCAGGCGGATTCATCCAGTAGGAAATCATGCCGTAATGAGCCTCACCCATTTCTCTGGTTAGACCCATCAGCTTGAATGCTAGAGCAGATCCAATCTGGCTACCAATTCCTGGCTGCATATACCCGTTGACGAACCAAACATCGCCTCGATCAACAGTGCTCCACTGACTAGGCAACTTATGGAGAAATCTAGGACTGCTACTGTTTGGCCAGTAACCGTAGGCGTAACCATTCCACCATGCAGGATTCGCCTTATAGTAAGCCTGATCTTCCTGGAATGTATTTGGCAAGAACGCTGACGGGTCAACCCAAGGAACATTCAGCAAATGACCGGACAGAACTACCAGAGCCTTACGACCCTGCATGTGACCACCGTTAGCATTGTGCTTTCGGCCATCCGCAAATGCACCTACAAGATCAAGACCCCACTGAGTCAGCATGATCGCCAGCGGTCGCTTTTCCTCTGCTGTCTTTGTTGAGCAGAGCATGACCAAAGCCTGAGACACCAGGAACGAATAGTTCGTTCCGTAGCCTGGATTCTGATTTTGAGGCGTATTCAGATGGCTACTCCAGCCATCGTAGCATTCACCATTGAAGTCCTTGAAGATGTTCTCATAGTAGGCCAACGATGGCTTACCCTTCCCCCAAAGACCCCACTGAATCGGCAAAGCATCAACATTGACGACTCTGGGAAGCTTGGCCACATCAACCTGAGCTTCGTCGATTGGAAGGCTGCGGAAGAATCGAGGCAGGAATCCATCTCCAATAGCCGGTGGTCGCATCAAACCTGGACGCACAGCAAAGGGAACGAAAACTACAGCCATCATCTCATCACAAGATGATCCACCAGGGACAGGCCAATAGGAGCTACGATCCTGAGTAGCAGCAGGAGTTGCTACAACCAGCGCATCCGTTGGCACCACACTAGCAGGCAGAACTAGCTGACGCTGTTCTACAGGAGTTTGGTTAGTTCCACGAACATTTAGAGCAGCACCTCCTGGCTGAGTATAGGCAGTAATCCTTGCTCCGGAATCCGGAACCTGTACAATCCAGTTCCGATCTCTGGTTTGCACTGCACCGTAATGACCAGAGATTGTAACAGAGATCCGTCCCTTGGTCAGAACCTGTGGACCCTGAGCAACAGAAGCAGCCAAAGTGCTGAAGCCAGCAGGCTGAAACTTGCTCTGGAAAGCCTGGACGATTTCCTGAGGTGACTTGGATGGTTGAACTGGCTGAGGTTCAGCCGGCGGGGATGCACAAGCCGCAAGGGCTAGAAGGAGAAAAAAGTATCTCATGGCATCGTATACGATGCCATGGAGTAGCCAAGCAAGGCAACAGGGAAGTGGTCAATCCCAGCGAGAAAGTCGAGAAAGGTCAACCACAGGAACCGGAGTAGCCAGTTGCTCGATCAACGGAGTAGGGATCCGAACATCGAAAGTTTGATCGTGGTTGTAGAAACACGACACCTGTGCACCCTTCGGCATCGACGAACGGATCACGTCCTTGGCCTTCATAGTCAGAGGGCAGGTTGCCTTGATCCTGATGTAAGTGTAGGTAGGAGTGGAGCTTCGGCTGATAGCCTTCTTGAGCAGGTAGCTGAGTGTGGTAGCCATGGACCAGACTCTAGCAGAAAAATATCTTTCGTCAAGCCTTGACAACCGATTTTATTCTGCTAACCTACTGGCATGCTCGTTAGGTGTGAGTGACCCACCACGCTAGCAGACACAGCGAGCTAGCAACACGAGCTAGCAACACGAGCTAGCAGACACAGCAACACGAGCTAGCAGAACATTCGGACAACCGGACAACCGGACAACCACAGATCTACCATGAACTACATCAAGCGTATCGAACTGGATGCCAAGAAGAGCGAGAGTGAAGTCCAGATCCTCCGTGATGGGGTGATCGAACTGATGTCCTACCTGAACAGCTCCAAGTTCCAAGTTGATCCTACTGTGCAGGTCCGTGATGTCCTTACTCGTCTTCAACAGATCCTCTTTGCAGGCACCGACACTCGGTTCGCTACCGAAGAGAAAGGGCTAGCTGAAAACTAATCTTGACTTGGATCCATAAATCTGCTAAGGTGCCTTCATGAGTGCAAACAAGTGGTGTCCTCTCCGAATCTACGGCTCTCCGGTAGATTCAACTCTTGCTAAGGAAGTGATCTTCCGTACGCAATATCAAGCCATTCCCTACACGAACGATCATGCTTGGACTGCCGCTATCCACCGTAATCTTGGATACGACAAGGTGAACGTGCAGCGGAACTCCATGGAAGAGCTAGCTGTTGACTTCACCATCCGTCGGCTAGCTCGTATTCTTCCTTTGAAATACCTTAGCAACGATCAAATCGGTTCTGCCTACATCGGTGGTCTACACGGATGGATGCAATGGGACGGTAAGGTTGGAACTCTTGCCAACACCTACAACATCGGCAAGTATCCTAGCGATACGGAGCTGATGACCGATCTTGCGGAGATTGGTCAGGCATTTCCGATGTTGTCTCTCGAATGCTGGGTAGAGAACGAGCCTGACTACGACAGCAATTACAATCGGATCGAAGCTCCTACTTCCTATTGGTTCCATGCCAAGCTGGAGAAGGGAATCGCAACTCAACTTGACGACATGGAAAGTGATCGGGCAAAGAATCTAGAGGAATCTGCTCCTGCTGGATTGAGTTTCGAGGAGCATGTAAACAATCTGTTCGGTCGCCAAGAACATGTTAGCCTGGATATCTACCTAGACACGCTTGTCGAAGTCTCCGGAAAGAGCATTCCAGAGATTCAGGAATGTGTGAAGGATGCTATTGAGCACTACCGAAAGACTGGAGGACTCTACTATGATCCTACCGAATCCAACTGAGGTTACTTGCTGGTCCTGTGGAACCTGCAAGAAAGTCTATCTGACCAAGGAAGCGGCCGTAAGCTGCTGTCTCTGCTTAGATTGCAAGAAAGAGAAGAAGAAGTTCGATACTCCGCATCTGTGCGAAGGATGCTGCTCTCTTCGGGATATTAAGAACTTCCTGAAGAAAACCAGAACTCGAACAACCACTGAACATCAGGGATTCTTTGATCTCTACAGCGATAAATACTTCGCTGACTGGGAGGATGTTCAAGAATACCTAGCTGGGCTAGGCGAAGATGAAGATCTCGTTCCAGATCCAGTTCCTCTCCGTCTAGTTCATGCAGTTTCGTGCTCAGATATAGAAATCGACATCTCAGATCGGCTGGAATACGATCCAGAGCATGAGATCCGATTCTCTGATGAAGACCTTGCTGAGCTGGAGAACATCAACGAGAGGGCACACGACTGGTTGAAGAAGCACAACACTTTCCTGATGCCAGGAAAGTTTGCCGTTAGTGAGGAAGAAGTCCTGGAGAACATCGACGAAGAGCTGCGAGAGAAGTTTGTGCTAGAGAAGCTTGACTTGGATGGGTCTGTGGCGTAAGGTGTCCGAACTGGTCCTGTTGGTTCGCTAACGGAGACCGCTGTAGCGCAGTTGTTCCTGTCTCTTGTTGAGACAGGCTGCGTGATGTGTGCTGAAAGATGCATGGCCTCCTGCTTTCTCTCTGACCGGATGAAAGCAGGAGGTTTTTTATTCGAGAGACCTTGACAGGTAGAATCGAACTGCTAATATACACGCCATGAAGACCGCACAAGACCTTCTGGAAGTCGAGCTGGACAAGCTGGTTGCAGCAGACAAGAAGAAGTGGGCTGAGCTGGATCGCCAGCTTGGCGTGCTTCCCAAGAATCCGGACAACCGGAACCTGGACGCTGAAGAAGCGGAAGCTGAAGAGTTCTTCTTTCGTGGAGAGCAGTGATGGACTACGCTGGATACGTCAAGAGCCGCCTTCCCAACGAGCTGGTTCCGTTTGCTTACGTAACCGGAACCGACTGGCCGTGCGATCGGAATGATGGAAAGAACATCTATGAAGTCTGGTTTGATCTGCTTGTCAGAGGCGAGTCGGTTAAGGTGTCTGTCCGATTCATCGATGGCAAAATGGTCGAAGAAGACTTGACTCTTCTAATCGAACTTGCTAAGGAATGTCTCCCCTGCAATAACCCTATCTTCTCTCGTGGTGAACGAGGCAACGGGCTGAACTAACATGCTGAAGATCCTCTGTATCTCTGACACTCATGATGAACACGAACGGCTTCGCATCCAGGCATGTGACATCCTGATCCATTCTGGAGACGCTACCAGCACTGGAAGTCATCGTCGGATGGTTAAGTTCGGTGCTTGGCTTAGTGCCCAGCCGGCCAAGCATATCATCTTCGTTCCTGGTAACCACGATAGGATTGCAGAAGAGAATTGGAGCCTATTCAAGGGTTGCTTTGATCCTGCGGTCCACCTGCTCAACAATGATATGGTGGAAATCGAAGGATTGAAGATCTGGGGTTGTCCTTACACTCCGGCCTTCTGCAACTGGGCTTTCCAGGCTGAAGATGGTGACGAAGATGGTCGCTATCCTTCGCTCTTTCACATGACTGGACGAGTCGACGAAGCAGACATCATTGTTACCCATGGTCCTCCTAAGGGGATCTTGGACATCACGGATGAAGGTGAATCGATCGGTAGCCGCGCAATGCGGAAGCTGGTTGATCGTGTCCAGCCTAAGCTCTATGTCTGCGGCCACTGCCACACTAGTTTTGGCCGAATGACTGGTGTTCATCCTAGCGGTAAGAAGACCACGTTCATCAACGCTAGCTCTGTGATCGAGGGCGATGGCTGGGATGTGCTCGGCGTCCAGGATCCAGTTGCGGTGTACCTGTGAACGAGGAGCAGGAAGAGATCAAGGAAGAGTTGCTTGAAGCCATCACCGCATGGATTGACGATCCTGCGGTGATGGCCTTTTTGGAACTCGCCTCTGTGCAGGCAAGTGCAATCTTGGCTGCAAATGGTAAGGCCGTTGTGATTAACCCATTTGCTCTTCAGGCAATGGCAAAAGCAACCAAGTTGGCTGAAGGTATTTTGTTTGGCATAATGGATATTATCGACGCAGGAGAACCGGACCCGTATCGAAACTGAATGATCTTCGCAGACACACCAGCAGCAACGCTTCGTGCAGGAAAGATCCGAAAGGATCGAGGCAACTGGAAAGGCTATAGGAAGGATCCGCGTCCAGTTGTCAAAATCAACACACGAGCGACACTCAATCGAGCATGTCGCTACGATTGGTTGCATAAGTCAATCTTCGGACAGACATCCATTGAGCAGTCTTTCCGGAACACCGTCAGCAATCCAGACAAGATCGTTCCCGGTTACTACTTTATCACCTGCACAATCGATCCGTCGAAGTCTTCGCTTATCTCCGGATCGATTGTAAACCTTGACGACTGGTTCCGTCTCCATCTTTCGATGCTGGAAACACCTGTTTCTCGGCAGCGTCGAAAGACAGGTGATCGATCGATCCAGGCTCCTCCTAGTGCTGCTCAGCTAGATCAGCACCATATGGGAGGAATGCATATGCATATGCTGATCGTACCTCGCAACGAGTTTGAGGCGCAGGTTGTATGCCAATACGTTGATTGGTGGGCTAAGAACCACGGAGCAATCGATGTTCGGCCTATCGATTCCTGCGAGGGGGTTCTGAAGTGTCTGCGCTATATCTACAGTCCGAGACCCTGGCATTCCTTCCTATCCGGAGCACAGTTTCAGTCAATTGCATCGAAGCGAAACCTAGGGGTCGTATCTCCTAGAAATCTACCGCGCATAACAGAAGTCAAGATCGTAGCCAGAGGAACCGAACAGGGCATAGCCACCGTTCCTCAATACATCATCGCCAACAGCACGTCATTCATCTTCAGACAGCCTCCTGCAATCACACGGATCACGTCTCTCAATCAGCTATCAGAGATTCACGTTGTAGATGCCATCTTGCAATCTACGAAAGGACCAGTTGACACACTGGCATCATTCCTGTCAGTTGCTCTCACGTCACAGAAATCAGAGGCATGCAAGCAAGTTTTGATTGACAGACTAACATCAAGAGATTTCGTAGAAGCATACTTTACTATCTACCGCAAGGGTGGACTTCGCAAGGCGTCAAAGTTCGTAGCACAATCTTGCAACGTGACAGATGCCAGATTTGCCTTCCGGAATGTAGAGAGTCTGATGAGATTCGGTCTTGATTGCGGTTTGAAGATTAAAAACTCATTAGGGGAAACCCGCTATGAGTGGGATCGAAACATGGCTCCAATCGTAGGAGTCCGCGCCCTAACCTATGAGGAACTAAGGGCTAGGATAGATTCTCGAAATGTTGCGTGATTTCTCTACTTTGTCGTTGATCTTTACTAGTTTAGGCTCTAATCTGCAATCATCATGACTACCGAACAAACTGTATCCGCTCCTGAAGTTGTTGTTGAGAAGACTCGCAAGCAGCGCGCAAAGATGGAAGATGGTCGTAAGAACGACCACCATGCTGCAAAGGATAAGCTGGTCGCCTTCCTGAAGGCGAATCCTGATCTGAATGCAAAGTGGACGAATCTTCCTCCTTTCGCTGGCAAGCAGATTCGCGTTCTAGCCAACTTCCTCCTTGACTACGTGCCGGGCTTCCTGACGTTTATCGATGGGGCAGTCGCTACCTCTCCGCAAGTCGTAGAGTGTGATGCGCTGCTGACTTCGATCAATGATCTCGCAGCGTATCGCAAGACGAATGTCCCCATCTGGAAGCGCGGCAACTGATAGCGATCCAGGATCAAAACTAAGTCTCGCACTTCAAACAGGAGTGCGAGACTCGCAGACGAAAGAAGACCTCCTAGAATCAATAGAGAGGCAGACAAGCGAGAAAGTTCTTGATTTGTCTACTACCGCAACAACTGTAAAAGTAGTTACCGTAAACTACATTGCAGAGCTAGTTGCGGATCCTAAAGGCTACACCTGCACAGTCTGGCAGAAATCACATGGTAAAGTCTCTCGTTGACTACGTTGTAGATGATCTCTTAGAAGCAGGTGTGCTCCTTACCAGGGATGGCATCAAGGACTTACTGGCTGTGATGCCACCTAATGAGATTGCAACACTAACACCTTCTCAGGCTATTGTAATAGATAGCTTGCGTCCTGTAATGCTTGTGCTGGAGCAGTTCCGATCGGGGCCGATTCAGTTCTTGGCTGATAAGGTGGTCAATCTCCCTGAGGGAGATAAGACTGTAGCTGAGTTGTTAGGGTCAAACAATTACCCACCTGACTTCGTTCTTGCCGGCCTGAAGATTCCAAAGGATGTTTGCCGATGGTATGTGCTTGAGCACCTTTCTGAGACTGGTCGAATCTGGCCAGATACACCTGAGAAGCTAGATGACCTCTCTACATTGGACACACGATTCCGAAAAGACTATCTGTATGATGAGGTTCATGCTTACTTGCATGGACAGCCTGATACCGCTTGGTTGTCTATTTTCGGAATTCCTGATGTCATGCCATTTGGCGTAACTACGACCTTGCAACTGATTGAGGTTCTTTACAAGTTCCTACAATCAATGGGACAGGTGCAGGAGCTACTAGGGTTAACTAGCAAGCAGGCTGTAGTTGATCTAGCCTGGATGAAGGAAGCATTTGGAGTGCAGTCCTTGGTGCATTACAGGCCAGTTAAGGTAGCACGTAAGCTGTCTGCTGATTTCACAGATCTCGCATCTTTGTATGCTAAGCAGCAAGTGGCCAGTGGAACTGATCGAGCTGCTGCTGCTGAAGCTGTTGTAGCCAAGATTCGCCAAGATGTAATCTCAAAGATTAGCAAATGAACTATCTAGGCATTGATCCAGGGAAGACAGGCGGGATTGCCGTAGTCTCAGAAGATGGCGGTCTCATTTCGTTGATTGCCTGTGGTGATATTGAAGCTACAACAGTTGATAGGTTGAAAGAAGCAGCCTTGCTGAAACCAGTAAAGGCTTACATTGAACGTGTAGCTTCATTCCCTGGACAGGGTGTATCTTCAACATTCACTTTTGGAGTTCGATACGGGCTGATTCGAGGTGTATTAGCTACACTTGGAATTCCGTTCGTCTACATTCCACCTCAAACTTTGCAGAAGACCCTAGGCTTATCACAGCCTAAGCAATCTGCAAAAGATCTCACTCCGAGTGAGAAGACCAGTCGACGCAATGCTCGGCGAAAGCAGCAGAAAGCACTTGCGTATCAGATGGCTCGTCAGCTATACCCTAATGATTCCAGGATAACACTGGAGAATGCTGATGGCGTATTACTTGCGGAATGCTGTAAAAGAAGTCGATGAGAACGGAAACTACTGTTTCCGACGGACTCCTGAGCAGCTAGCAGAAGCTAAGAGACTTTACGGAGACATTCCTGAAGGAGACATTTTCGATATGTCTTACTTCAAAGTGCGGAAATGGGGTAACCCTTGGTGGCGTATCTACGACATCATATATGATAGGAATGCCCGCAAGGATAGTCTAACTGACGCAGACGACTTCCTGGCTTGGAAGGCTCTTTTATTTGTCCTATCTACATTGCTGAGTGAATACTCCCTACCAAAAAGAATGGTAGGGTACACAACTCCTAGGCAGTGGAGATCTGACATGTTTGCTGATGGGGCTGCTTCGCTCTGGAAGCTCATCCATGATGCCAGAGGTAAGCGACTCAAGGTCAAAGAGATTGCATGGATTGCTCTTACGCGAGCAGCACGCGACAGCAGGACGCACAAAGTCCCTGAGAACTTTGATATGGATAGATTTGCCTATGAATGGCGCAACGATCATTTTGTAGTTGATCCTGCCAGAGAGGCGATGTATATTGTGGACAACGAGACTCGCGAACTAGAGGCTGAGATGTTTGTGCACTCAGTAGTTGACACACGAGCAAAAGTGGCAACTGCACCAGAGGCCAAAGCATTTTTCGAGTCTTTCTACCGCAAGGTGTCAGATGAAGATTTCCGTAGACGATACCAAGAAACTTATTGAAGCTACGGACTTGTTCAGCATGGCTATTCTGGAAGTGGATCCTAACGGAGTCCTTCCAGAGCTTGTAAGCATGGTTGGTCAAGAGAATGCCATGCGTTTGATCGACATTTTTGGAGGGATGACAATCAAAATCCCTACAAAGAAGCAAGTAGCAGCATCAGTCCGCAATGCATGTATCTGGGTAGATTACGAGCACAACAAGGTGCCATTAGACGAGCTTTGCGTTAAATATAGTGTAACGATGTCTGCTTTGACCAAATGCATTCAGACGTGGACTGATATTAAGGAAGCCGTAAAGGTTCTACCGGAGAAACTTCATGGCTAGGAAGAAGAAAGTAGTGGTTCCAACTTTCACGTTCGGAGAATCTAGTATTCCGGTTGAAATGGCCGTGCAGGGATCTGTACAGACTCTCCCTGCCTTAGAAAGTGCCTTGGAGGCTGCTGCACGTTGGCTCCAATCGGCTCCTCTTGACTCTGAGCAGCGGCAATCCATCGCACAGGCCACTACGGATGCCTCATCGAAGATGGCGGTATTCCAGCACGTCTTAGGAGCTAGGCGTGCGTCTAGGTTGGCTCGGAGCCAAGACTGGTTGGATGATATCCAGGAACGCTTGATGAACGAGGAGATGTTGGCAAAGAAAGCCGATGATCCTTACTGGCTGCTGAACATCGGAAGATTCCTGAAAGACATTCAGCAGGACGATACTGCATTCATCACAGATCTGGCAAAGAAAGCAGAGGAGCAAGATCTCATGAATGCACGAGCTACGCTAGACAAGCAAGATATTAAGGAGAAGGAAGCAGAAACTAGCAAACTGCTAGCTGCTATCCCTCCTCACAAGAGAGAGAAGCTACGTAGATTAGTGGAAGCACTGACTGCAAGGGATTCAAAATGAACTCAATTTCTATTTGCTACCATGCTGATTGTACGGATGGGTGGACATCAGCATGGGTAGCATTGCAATACTTCAATGCTTGTGGAACTCACTTCGCAGATATTGAGCTAGTTCCTGTACAGCATGGTAAGTCACATCCTACGATTAAGCCTGGAACGATAGTTTACTATCTTGACTTCTTTCCTGGCTGCATGAAGCTTCTGGAAGTTGCAAAGACTGCGAAGAGCGTAGTCGTATTGGATCATCATGCTACCGCAAAGAAGGAGCTGGATGACTACAATCAATTTGGCAGGCAACTACCTTCAGACATTTCTGTGGTGTTCTCTGATAAGATGTCAGGAGCATTACTAACCTGGACCTATCTGCGGCCATATGACAAGCCGCCTGCTCTAGTTAGATATGTCAGTGACAATGACATTTGGGCTCATAAACTACCTAACAGCCGAGAGGTGGCAGCGTACGTCCAATCCCACAACCATACGGTTGCAGATTGGGATTATCTGTCTCAGCTATCAGATCAAGAGCTGATTCTTCGCTCCTCTGAAGTCTGGAGAGTCAAGCAGAACAATGCAACTCTTTCAGCCAAGAACGCATACGAGAAGACGATTCACTGCAATGGAAAGGATCAGTTAGCTGCTGTTGTGAATGTGTCATTTCCACTGACGCAGGACACATTGGCCAAGCTGCTAGAAACCTACGTATTTGCAATCGGCTACTCAAGAACCTCCGATGGAAAGTGGAAGATATCTGCCCGTAGCAAGGATCAGTCAAAAATTACGGCTCAAGAGTTCTGCGAATCGATGCAGGGCGGCGGACATAGGAATGCAGCAGGTGCAACCGTGGCGTCGACACCTCTGCACTTGATGTAATTCGTTTATTTCGAGTGTGTCCGATCCGTATCCGCAATACCAACTAAGATCAGAGAAAGGATCTGCGCTAGGCTACCCTACCCTAGATGCAGCAGGGAAGATCCTATCGGTTAATCTTCCAGCTATTGACCATGGTGGGCTGACAGGCTTAGCGGATGATGACCACCCACACTATCAGCTAAGAGATGAGCGGTCTTTACATGATGGATATGCACCACTCAACTCGATTGGCGTAGTTCCAACAGTTCATCTTCCAACTGATCTAGTAGTAGATGCAGATCTTGCTGCTCATGAGGCGGCATCAGATCCGCATACTGGTTATCAGAAGGAATCAGAGAAGGGATCTGCTAACGGATATGCATCATTAGATGCTTCAGGACTCGTTCCTGTGACCCAGCTTCCTGGATCTTATTTTGGATGGAACTCGCTTGCATCAGGATTTGTTGCGACAACTCAAGCAGCAGTATTCACGGTCCCATCTGGTAAAATCGCAAGGATAGCGTTCTTTTCAGTGAAGAATGCTATCTCCACGACACAGACAGTGGATGTATTTATTCATAGGAGCGGAGAATCTGCAGTCAGCGTAGGAGCAGTAGAACTCCTAGAGCTTGAATATGCTTGGTACGTTACGTTAGGAGAAGAAGAGTGGACATTAGCTGCTGGTGACGCGATTGAGGCAGTGACAACAACATCTTCAGCTAGTGCTTACGTAATCCTAGGAGCGATTCTAGATGCCTAAGGTCTTCGATCGATACGGAGTGATTAAGGGCGGCGGTGGAGGTGGGGTCACAGATCACGGTGCTCTATCAGGGCTAAGCGATGATGACCATACTCAATATATTCTTGTCAATGCATCTCGCGCATTCACATCTGCACCAAGCTCAAATGTAGCTGCTACCTTAGATGTTCATCTAATCCGAAAAGGAGAGATGGATGCAGCCTTCGGATCAATTACATCTACGTTTTTATTTTTGCTAGGAACTTACAGTCCTGTTGGTCACACACATGTCGTTGGTGACATTACATCAGGAGTGTTCCCTCCAGCTAGACTAGGAACAGGCTCTACAGGGGGGACATCTAAGTTCCTCAGAGAAGATGGAACTTTCGCTGTTCCTCCTGGCACAGGTGGAGGCGGCGGATCTGGAAACACTTACTTCCCAAGCGGTTGGTAAAACATGCCTAAGTCAACAACATTTTCAAACGATCTAACAGCATTGATTTTCAATGCAACTGCAATTGCAAACATCGCAGATAATGCTGGATCTTCTCCCTTGACAAACCTCTACCTATCATTGCATACTGCAAACCCAGGTATTGGAGGTTCCCAGCTAACTAGCGAAACCTCTTACACGAACTACGTAAGAGTTGCAGTTGCTAGGACAGTAGGTGGCTGGACTGTAGCAGGAGGAGCGGCTTCAAATGCAGCACTTATTCAGTTTGCAGCCTGTGGTGTTACAGGAGCAACAATAACGCATGTTGCGGTTGGAACCGCTTCGTCTGGTGCAGGTAAAGTCCTCTACGCTGGAGCATTGAACTCTTCTCTTGCTGTGGCAAACCTGATCCAGCCACAGTTTTCAATCGGTGCATTGACTGTAACGGAATCCTGATGTTTAAGTGCAAGATCTGCAATAAGCCTGCTCGTCTAGATAATGGTGTAATAACTAGATCTTGTGAGCATGAATCTGTAGTCATTGCAGACATGGAAGCTGTCGCCTATGGCGAAGGCAAATCTGAGGCAGCTCCTGTAAAGGGTGGTCCTTTTGATTTGTTTCAAGAACTACTGAAGACCTTAGTGGATAAGCTACGAGGTAGCTGATGGGCTGGACAAGCACAAAATCATTCGTAGAGGATTTCCAGTTTAACGGAAAGACTCAAATATCGTCTTGGAGAAAAGTCTCCGGTCAAAGTACCTCCCAGGGAGTATGGACTGATCTATCTATGGCTCCTGGTAATCCTACCCCTAACTACTATGCAAGCTCTCCTTTGGTTGCAGCTACCATAGCTACTCAAGGAATATATGTAGGGAAGAACGTATATCCTGGAACTAAGCACCTGAAGGAGATAATGGTATGCTCTACATCATCTGTATCTACAAGATTCATATTACTTGACTATCTTGCTTACTATAGCTTCGTAGATCAATCTACAACTGATGAGCAGGTCATGGACAACACAGGATTCACATTACCTAGATACTCTGATGGGGTAGGGGTCATGATGATGCCTGTGCTAGTTGCTCCTCAATCAGGCGCAGTCAATACGACTATGGCAGTTCGCTATTATGATGGACTTACTGAAGTTGATTCTCCATTGGTGACCTGCACCAACTTCACATCAAATGGAACTATATTGACTTCAGCACCTTCGACAGCAGGTACATGTGGACCTTTTATTCCACTATCATCCAACAGCTCAACAGGTGCAGTTCAATACATTACATCTGTATCTATGGGAGCCACAGATATTGGGCTTTTTGCCTTAGCTCTTGTCAAGCCAATAGCCGCGTTTTCTCTGTTAGAGCAAACAGCACCAACAGAGGTTTGTTTTCTGAAAGATATGCCATCTCTACCAAGAATACTAGATGGTGCATACTTAAACCTAATCGCATGCCCCGCAGGAAATATATCCGGTGTAGGGATGCTCGGAACAATAACAACGGTCTGGAACTAACATGCCTGGATTTACATCCTTAGACGACTTCATTAAGCAAATCACAACAGCAGGGCTATTCTACAGAGCCGACTGGAATAAGTCATTTCTTCCTACCACAGCCGCTGTTGCAGGTGAGTGGCATTGCATGGCTCGTGGTGCAGGTAATCCTGCTGCGGATTCGCTTTACAACACAGGAACTAACCTTCTATTTCAGTCTGCCTTTGACGTAACCTCGAATGCAGGAGGTATCCCTCATGGTGGTGATATAGGAGCAGCAGGAGATAGCTATAAGCACCTAATCAATGCATCTGCATTTACTGCAGCAGCTACAACAATGCCTGCTGTTCTTATGTTGATTGATTTACTTGCTTTTCATAGAGTAACGTCAGTAACAACAGCTACATCCCAGAACACTATTACATCAAATACTTTCACTGCATCAAGCAGCTCTGGGCTACTTCTGACCTATACGAACGACTTTAGCAACTATCAAAAAGTTATATTTACTACGACAGGAACTCTTCCTACTGGTCTTGCACTCAACACAGACTACTGGCTGATTCGTGTAAGCGCTACAACAGCAAGGGTTGCAACCTCCTATGCTAACGCGAAGGCAGGAACTGCTATTGCATATACCGATGCAGGAACTGGAACCCATACGCTAACCTGTCGACTTCCGCGTTACAGTGATGGTGCTGGTGTTAGAGCCTTTATGTGGAACACGAATGCTACAGCCCTAGGAGCAGCTACTCCTAACCTGTCGATTACTTACACAAACAGCGCTGGCACTGCGTCAAGGGCAACTCCTACGGTTCTTCCGATTGGAAAGACAGCAGCCGCAAACGGACTGATTCTCTACTCTGGAACTGGTAACGGTAAGTATGGCCCGTTCATGCCACTTCAGGGAAATGACTCTGGTGTTCAGCTTATTACTGCGATCCAGAATGCTACAAGCTATGTGTCAGGAGAGTATTCAGTGGGCTACTGCCGTCCTTTGATGACTCTCCCATTGACAACCGTAGGCGTTGCAGGTGAGCGAGACCTACTAAACCAGATCCCTAGCTTACCCAGGATCTGGGATGGTGCCAACCTTCACTGGTTGATTTACAGTGGAGCCAACACACCAACCAACTCCGCTTTTGCAGGACACTTGGATTTTGGATGGAGTGCTGAGTGATAATTGGAAACAACAGACTCTTCAATAAATGTCCTGGTCGCTGGTTATCAGGCAGCACTGCTTCCGATAGCCGAAGCAACTGGAATACGTCTGGTAGCTCGAAAAATGTCTGGCTACAAGAGGGCCTAGAGTTCCTAGAAGGAATCAGCCCTTACTCAGGACATCCAGATGGCTACAATATGGAGTATAGCCAGATTGATCCTCTGAGGTCAGGAGGCATGGTTAGCCAGCAATTTGTTGCAGGATCCGGATCTCTAGCAGGTTCTTTGTTTGGTGGATACAATCTTGAAAGTAACCTGACTGCTTCTGGTGATGTGACCAACGCTGCTTGTGGTCTTATTATCTTTGCAGTAGCTGCTATTACAGGTTCTGTGACTCTTTCTGCTAGCGTCGCTGCATCTCTAGCAGCAGCAGCTTCACTAGCAGGCTCGGGTAACCTATCGGCTGCTTTGGGTGCTCTAGCAAGTGCTGTAGCAGCATTAACTGGATCTGGAAGCCCTGCCGCAAGCATTACTGCAAAGGCTGGGATCGGTGCAGGAATCACAGTGACCGGAGATCTGCTATCTACTGCCAACGTAGGGGATGCGGTTTGGAAGTTCTTGATTGAGAATGGTTACACAGCAAGTGATCTAATGCGAATCCTAACTGCTATTGCAGTTGGCAAGACTACAATCGTAGGATCTACAGTAACATTCAGAGACACAGCGGATACGAAGAATCGAGTTGTAGCCACGATGGATGGAAGTGAGCGTGATACAGTCACACTTGATGTAACATGAGCTACCTAGTCTTACGCAGTAGTTGGCAGGAGGTTGAGCTAGCACAGATTAAGAAAGGAGACTCTTTCAAGGTCTTGCTTCCTCGGCCTGCTGATCCATCTGTAGACAACAATCCAATAGGAGAAGATATCTACGTTGCAAAAGCAGATGCGTACCAAACAGCCGAAGGTGACTGGGCTATAGATATCGAGAAGCCTTCTCAGCTTCGTTGGTCTACAGACTACTTAAATGCTCTAGCAGCTAATGGTATCAGCATTCAAGTTAAGGGAATATCCGTGAGGGAAGAGACTAGCTTTAGAAATGTTACAGGGTAGCTATTGCATCAATCTTGCCTATTGTGTATACTGGCCGGATGATGGAACCGATTCGCGTCAATGTGCTTGATGAGCATGGCTATGTCGAGTTGATCGACTTCATGGGAGATGATGACGCTGTAGTTGATGCAGCAAGAGTCTCCTTTGCAAAGAGAGCCAAGGACTACCCACCCGAGAAGAATAAGGGTCTTATCAAGTATCTCATGGAGCACAACCATGGATCTCCTTTCGAGATGGTCGAGTTCAAGTTTCGAGTTCGGGCTCCTGTTGTAGTATGGTGGCACGTTGTTAGGCATCGCATTGCCAGCTACAACTTTGCTTCTGGTCGCTACATTCCATTCGACGAAGACACTTGCTACAAGCCGACCAAATGGCGAGCACAGTCTGCTACAAACAAGCAAGGATCGGATCCTTCCATTGAGATTCCTAAGGAGCTGCAAGACGGTTTCTCAGAGAGGCGAGACAAGATCTACGAACAGTGCTATCAGCTATATCAAGACATGCTGAGTGCTGGTGTAGCAAGAGAAGAAGCACGTCTGGTTCTTCCATTTGCAGCAGTGCACTATGAAGCCATTTGGAAGATTAACTTCCGCAGCCTCATGAACTTCCTGTATTTGCGTCTTGGACAAGATGCACAGGAAGAGATTAGGCTCTATGCGAATGCAATCATGAATCTGATTCGCAAAACCCATCCTGAGCTAACAAAGATCCAACCAAAGAAGCTATGACATCTGAACCAGAGAACATTGAACAAGAGAAGGTCAAGTGTAATCTTGACAACATTCAAGGTCTAACCCAAGCAGCTAAGGATTGGTTGCTTATGGTCTCAGAGGCAATCTCTAAGGGTAACTACCGACAAGTTGATGCAATGCTCGTTTATGCTGCTCGGATCATTTCAAGACTTAGCCTCTGATGCGATACAACATTGACACACTGCTAGATTTTGCTGTGCATATCATGGCAACTGTTCGGGACACAGGACGAATCAACCTATCCGTCCTTGACCATGGCATGATGCACGTTGCACGAGCTTTCGAGCGCAGAGGGATTCTCAGGGCGAGTCCTTGGGTTAGTGAGGAAAATATCCAGACCTTCTACGACTCGGCAAAATCTCCCGAAGAATGTATTTGACACGAACGAAGATTCCGGCTAGGGTCTCGATCATGAAGACTCTAGCTTCGATCACTATCCTTGGCATGATCTTGCAGTTTGTGGTGGTCCCTCTCCATCCAGAGATCAACCAGAAACCGCATGTGCCTGCAACTCAACCAGCCAAGGCTCCTGGCTATGAGCAGTTCCTGGCTGCTCTTGCCCAGGTAGAGAGCAGGAGCAATGATCGTGCAGTAGGTGACAACGGACAAGCTCTAGGTCGCTATCAGATTCATCAAGCATACTGGAAGGATGCAGTGTCCTTCGATGCTTCGATCGGTGGCTCCTACAAGGACGTTACCGATCCTACTTATGCTGGCCGAGTGGTATCTGCTTACTTCCGTCGCTATGGTAAGAGTTACCTTGAAAACTCAGACTGGGAGAGCTTGGCCCGGCTGCATAATGGCGGTCCTGGAATCTTCAAGCGGAAAGCATCCAAGGCATGGGAAAATACGTCTAAGTATTGGAGCAGGGTAAAGGCTGCGCTCCATGATTAGTGTAACAAAGCTAGATGCGGTCCACGGTAATACCAACGTCTTCGATTTCGCCTACTCAGGCGATCCGCTGCTGACAGTGCTGTTCACTGTTCGATCAGGCTCAAAGATCATTCTTAGCAAGGACTTGTCGGATGGAATTGGCTTGATTGATGAAGGGTACCGAGTTACACTCCAGCCAGCAGATACCTCTGATCTGGAAAGAGTTCTGCATGTGTTCACTTTTGATCTCAGAGCGACTACTGCGCTGGGCGTTGTGACCACCTTGTTCCAAGGACCGATCTACATCTTCTCCAATGTCACGTAAGAAAGGCCAAAATGGCAAAGGCGACACCTACCGTCCACTTGAAGGCTATGCCAGCGGGTGGGATAGGATCTTCGGTGCGTTTTCTCTATCTAGTGGCCAACACACGCGCAGCGAAGAAGTTCAAGATTCCGCGAGCGAAGACCAGGGAGCGACGGACAGCAGCCCCCAAGGATCAACTGTCAACCAAGAAGATTGACAAGCTATTCACTAAGTTCCTAAAGCGCCGCACAGGCAGAACTTGGAACTCAGTCTACAAGTCCATCCTATATCTTTGCAAAAGGCTTTGCGAAAAAGAGCGAACGTACGTGGAGTCCTTGTATGACTCCTACATCGACTTACATCCTAAGATTCTAAAGTCTGGTGATTACTTGCGTTACGACGGAAATCCGATTCCAGCAGGGATGTTCTTCGTGGATGCGTCGGGGATTCTCAGAGAATCTGATGGAAGTAGTTGGAATCTTGTGAGCTGATGTGCTAGAATATCTTCATGAACAGGCGCACTCTAGAAGTAAAGGGTTGGGTAAACTTTCCAACCCACCTACCTTCCTCTAATGAGGGTGGCTGTGTTGTCAAGTTGTTTGTCCCAGCAGCTTTGAATCTCGAATGGGAGCAGTGCTGCGGAGCAACCTGTCTAGACATCCTTTCCGAGTGCTTGATTGGAAGTGACCAAAAGGACGCAGCTTCATGGAATCTTCCTCTCACCGGGCCGGTAGCTTACAAGATCTATGAACGCTGCACACAGGCAGTTGAGAACTACTACTTTCCTGGTTGCAACAACCACGAGGTAGAGATTAGCTACGAAAAGTTCTTGTCCAGACCTGCTTACGCGGTTGTAGTGCTCGGAACAACTGGATGGTCCCCTCCTACTTCTGATGATGGGCGAACCTGGATTTGCCGATTTGAGGACTTGACGGATCAGGGCAAGGATATGTATACTTCCCTGTGGCGACTTTACGGTATCAAGCCGCACATTCTGACCTTCCTGGACACCTGACATGTACGAATCGCACGGTTTCCCTACTCCGAAGAATCCGATCCAAGATGAATTCGGCAAGTTGTGCTACGGCTTTGCTGCTCGTCTTGCTCGGCGAGAGAGGCTGACGGAACAAGAGATTGCTTCGATTGAAGTTTGCTCCTACGAAGCAGATTTCGGCTCTTACCTGTGCTGGACGGCATGCCTTCAGTTTCTTGCCGAAGATAAGAAAAGCAGGGAAAATGCTTTCCAGATGCTGAAGAATGCTGTAGAATACTTCGATACACTACCCAACCACGGTTAGTTCGCAGCCGGCTGGTGAAATGGCATCATACCTGCCTTACATGCAGGGGTCGACGGATCGAAACCGTCGCTGGCTACCAACATTCCCTATCTCTGAGACTGTAACATGACCAACCAACTGACCAAGATCCTCGGTTTCAACCTCCGTAACTATCTGAAGCTTGCAGGTGTGTCGCAAGCATTCCTCGCCAAGCGAATCAAGCGAGTTCCTCTTACCATCTACAACTACCTGTCTGGCAAGACTCTGCCGGACCTCCAGACGACCAACCGTATCCGTGCGGAGTTTGGCTTTGAGAAGCTGGCTAAGCTTCCTGAGGTGAAGAAGACCAAGGCTAGCAAGCCTGCTAAGAAGACGAAGAAGGCTGGGCTGACTGTCGTCAAGATCAAGACGAATGTCTATCAGGTCAAGGGTAAGAAGACCCAGAAGGTTGCTCTGATGAAGAAGAACGATTCCTTTAAGGAAGTCAAGGAATCGTCGGCAAAGAAGGTTGATGCACAGGAGAAGGCTCCTCGCATCGTAAAGGGAATGAAGGGCTTGCTGAAGGATTTGACGAAGCAAGCCAGCAAAAAGAGCTGATAGAATCTGACGGGTTTGCCGCCGGAGGTTTCCGATGATCTCGAATTGGAATACCTCTGGTTAAGCATCTCTTCTTCACTGCGTTGTCAGATACGCCTAGCATAGGGCCTAGCTTACTCAGAGGCACCTGCTGCACAAGACTGGCCAACTCCTCGTTAGTTGGCCAAACTATTTTTGTAGGTCTTTTGCAGGGCTTGCGCCGCTTGCCGGAATAAGCTATGGTAGTTGAGCCAGCACGTAAGCGTAAGACTATAGGCTTGTTAGTTGCTACAGACTCAGAGACACCTGTAAGCTCCGGAGCTAACCTGCGCTTGTTGCAGTATGTGCTGGTCTGTGAGTGGCAGTTAGGACACAGTATGCGTAGATTGCTTAGGCTGTTGTTTGTATGGTCTCCGTCAATATGATCTAGATGCAGGCAGATAGGAGATCCATTCCATAAGTCTGTCAGACCGCATTTTACGCACTGGTTGCGGAGCAATCCTGCCTCAATGACAAATCTGCGAATTTTGCTAGACTGAACACTGCTATTCGGAACAAGATACTTGTTAGCAAGTTCATCTACTTCCAACTGAGATCGAAGCTTAGTTTTACCTTTATTCCAGGAACGTCCAACAAAATGACTACAGTCAACTCCATGATCTCTAATGTATCTTTTCAGACGACAATGATGTGTCCCGTTTCCAGCATCGCCTCCCAAAGACCTCACTGCGTCTGAGTAACTATAGCTACTGTCAACCACAACCTGCACACGAGGTAAATCTTCCAGTTGTAAAGAGAAAGAGGAAACTCTATGCTTCCAGCTTAGTCCTTGCTTGGCTAGCTTGTGTTTAATATGCCTGCGCATACCTCCCGTGTCTACCTTACCAAGTTTGCGGATAACTTCTGAGAATGTCTTGCTTTCTGCAAGGATCTGCGTTATGTTAGATGGAAGCATGGTTTGTTAGTTCGCTGCTGTGAAGGGAATTGGCTTACCTCAATCGCTTAGAACGATTGGTTTTGTGGGTTCGACTCCCACCAGCAGTACCATTAAACGACATCATGCGTCTGCCGGATTACCTACCTTGTAGGTTCAAGTCCTCTGCTCTTTCTGGTAGTGTGGGTGAGTTTGGTCAATACCGCGAGACTGTAAATCTCGTCCCTCCGGGCCTACGTCCCTCCGGGTTCGTAGGTTCAAATCCTACCGCTACCACCAGTTCTTTCAAATTTCAACGGTAGGTATACCCTTCGCCTGATACGCGATAGAAAGGTTAATTGGATACATGTGGGTTCGACTCCCACCCTGCCGACCACTTTCTTGGCCATTTAGCAAAGTGGTAATGCAGAGGACTGCAAATCCTCTACACGGAGGTTCGATTCCTCCAATGGCCTCCAACATTCTTACTCGGTAGCCAAGCGGTCGAAGGCACATGCCTGTTAAGCATGCGACGAAAGTCCACCCTAGGTTCAAATCCTAGCCGAGTAGCCAACATTCATGGGCTTTTAGTGCTAGTGGTAAAACGCTGCTTTTGCAAAGCAGAGTCCTGAGTTCGATTCTCAGAAGGTCCACCATTTCTTTCTTTTCTGCTTGAAGGTCGATAGTTCAACGGCTAGAACAGTTGATTCCAAATCCTCAAATCTAGGTTCAAATCCTAGTCGGCCTGCCAACTCACATGGACACCATCATCTTCATTTTGAACTGCAAGCATGCGCATCAACGTGCTTACGAACGAGCCAAGCAAGAGGAAAAGGAACGTCTTGACAGGCGTTCTCCCAGGCAGAAGCAGGCAGACCTAGCTAATCTGATGGCATGCTTGGCTGCAATCACAACACCGCATTCATGGTAGCGTAGCTCAGCTAGTAAGAGCATCTGATTGAAAATCAGAGGGTCGTTGGGGCGGAACCAACCACTACCACCAAAGTAATAATCAGCTTGCCTGCTAAGTGGCCTGCTGATTCTAGCAGCTAGACTGCTAGTGAGCGACTAAGGAGTTGCAAGTCTCTGCGTTCAGAAAATCCTTGCATCGTGCGATCTTGAGCGTTACAAGATGTCTTACCTGAGACAGGTAGCTAACCCTTAGCATGCTAGCTTCCTAAGACGGTGCATGTTGTCTGTAGCTCAACTGGTTAGAGCGCCAGATTGTGATTCTGGTGGTTGCGGATTCGAGTTCCGTCAGACAACCCATTTTGCTCTTTGTCCCTGTGGTGTAACTGGTAGCACAGCAGAATTTGAGTCTGCTAGGTCTAGGTTCAAGTCCTAGCGCGGATACCATTCATGCCTCGTTCGTCTAGCGGCCTAGGATTTCACTTTTTCACAGTGAAGACACCAGTTCAAATCTGGTACGAGGTACCACTCTTACGGAAGGTAATGATGCTAAGCTCAAACACAGTAGGTAACATAGGAGAACTAAAAGCTGTAGATTACCTACTTAGGCTTGGGTATTTCTGCTATACTGCTACCTTTGGTAATGGTCCGGTAGACTTAGTAGCTCTGAAAGATGATAAGCTACTCAAGATAGAGTGCAAGTCTTCAAATACTATAGTCAAGACGAAGACAGGAGATAAATGCAATGTGCAGCTAAGATCCGTTAGATATAACAGAAACAAGTTAGACAGCAAAAAGTTTGACGGAAGTAAATCGGATTTATGCTTCATATGGGTTGAACCATTTAACTCCATTTACATATATGAGTCTAAAAACCTTCACGGACGTACTGGGATAGCATTGCGGAGAGACACGCCGCAAGTTAACACGACCTTACTGTAAGGTGATGAGCCGAAACGGATTTAGGAACATCCTTGGAAAGGATGCAGGTGTAACAGCCTTGTGGGATCGT